TATGACAATAGTAATCAAGAATTTATACCTTTAAATACAGATTCTTATAAAAAAATGAGAGATACATGGCTTAAAGATCAACCACCATTCATATCAGACAAATATAAAAAGAATATGAATAATATAATATTAGCGTCAATACAAAATAAAGAAAAATCTATAAATGAACTATCAGAATTTTTTAAGGTAGGAAATGAAGAAGAAATAATAAAATTTTTCAATTATATGAGAGAGCGTGATTTAACAACGGAAAAAGCAAAATGGACTAAAAAAGTATAAAAATAAAATAGTATATATATTAAACTAAGAATGAAATATTTATCATTAACAATATTAATTGCTAATATGATAAATATTGTTAAAGGATTTACTAGTATTAATATTTATGGTACGGGATTGTTTTTACCATATAGTATGGGTGTAATAGGATATATAAAGAAAAATATTGTTATTTCTGACTATAAAATAAGAGGAATATCTGGTGGTGCTTGGTGCTCTTTATTATACACTCAGGAAGATGATTTATCAAATCACGACAAAATATGGAGTTATACTATTGGTAATAATATAACTGAATTAAAAATACAAAGTGATATGAAAACATTTCAAAAAAATGTAGAAAATAATCTTAAATTAAGATACAAAAATAAAAAACCAAAAAATCTTGATAAAATATCAATTATATCAACAAAATTAGAAGGAGCATTATTTAAAATGAAAACAGTTGAGAAGAATGATTTTATAGATACAGATGATGTTATAGATTTCTGTTTATGTAGTTCTTATTTACCATATTTATCAGGGAGTACTTTTTCAAAAAAATATAAAGGTAATAGATATATAGATGGTGATATAAAATATGATTATAAAAATGTAGATGAAACTGATAAAATAATTATACATAGAAATATGTGGAATAGAAAATTTTCACCAGATAGTTATCTATATATTGATAAGAATAAGTCACGAGAATTATTCGAACTTGGATGGATGGATACAGAAAAAAATAAAGATATTATACAAGCTAAAATTAAAAATTAGTTATGCAAGATATATCACCTTAAACTGTCAATACGCAAAACTTACAATTAATAGAAATTGCTAATATATGTAAAAATAAATTATTATTTTAAAAATAGTTTATTAGCTTTATTAAAAGATTTTTCAATACGTTCGTCATAATTCTTTAATCTAGATAAACGCATATTTTCTTCTTTTTCTGCTTTTAATTTCTTTAATTCTTGTATTTTAAGTTCTTTTTCACTCAATTTTCTTTCGGCTTTATTATCACTATATGCTCTATATTCTTCAACCGTTTTAAATTGTTTTCCACTCTTTATTAAAGATGGGTCGATGAGACGCTTACCATCATGTGCTCTCATATAATCTGTATATGATAAATTATTTGTCTTTTCCATACTACTAGTATAATCATCCGATTTTTTACTACCTAATTCTGTAAAATTTAATGATTTTGCCATTAATAAAGGTTCTGGTTCTTTATATTTAACAAGCTGTTTGTTTACTGGAACATTTTTGTTAAAAAGCTTATTAAAACTTTCATTATCTATTTTATCTTTTTTAATTATTTTTTCTATATTTATATCTTCGCGTACTTGTGAAGATTCGTGCATTTTTTCACCATAACCAAAATCAATATCATCATCTAATATTTTACATTTTTCAAAATTACGATTAAATTTAGTAGAAAATGTTTCATCCGGATTTTGTAACGCATCACTAGGATGTGGCATAGTTTCACTTGTCATTTTATGAAAGAATTCATTTGATTGTTTTTTTAATTCATAATGTTCTAAATTACTTGTGCGATTTTTATATTCTTTCGCTAATTGTTTAAATGAATATGTTATAATATTAAATAAATCTTTATTACCATTTGGCTTATCAGGATGTACATTAATAGCTAGATTTCTATAAGATTCTTTAAGTTCACTCCAAGTGAAATCCTTACTAACGTTTAAAACTTCGTAATGATTTAGTGTTTTCAAATCTATATTTTTTAATTCAGCATTTTCCATTACAGTTTTATTAGGAGTATTTAATTCTCTATGATATTGTTGATAAGTGTTTTGCCTTGATGATGTATTTCCCATATCATAAATATCTTTAATAAATATATAGTTAATTATTAGAATTTATAATACGCATATAAAAACATATTAGATAATTAAAATAATTAATATATATGAATAATAACTTAGTCATAGCAGGATGCAATTTTATAGGATTATATTCAGCAATTAAATGTCTTGATAACGGATATAAAGTAACTATAATTGAAAAAAGTAATTCATTTAATGACAAAAAAAATAATTATAGAATTTTCAATAAAAATCATAGTAATTACATTAATCTATTAAATAAGTTTTCAATAAATTACAGCAAATATACATTGAAATATAATTGGAATACATATAAAATAATATTTAATATCATAAAAAAATCAAAATTAATATCAAAAAAAATACTTAATAGTCAGAATTTTGTTAAATTTTGTCGTTCTTTATTATCTGCACATGATTATAATTTGCTTAAAATAAATATTGATGATTTTGAATATATATATGAAAATATTTCGGCAATGTTCGCAATAACATTATTTACAAATGATATTAATAATGATATTGAATATTTTATTATGAAAGATGATAAATCAGTATTAATTAATAAAATGATAAATTATATAGAAGAAAATAATGGTATTATAATTTATAATACTGAAATAATTGATATACTATATAAGTCATATATATATATAACGTGTCGTTATAAAACATTTATAACTAATTTAATAATATTAACATTATCAAAAGATAATTTATTGAAATTTAAATTTTTTAACAAAGAACAAAAAAAAATACTAAATAATGTAACAAAATTTAATATAGATGCTGAGAAAATTTTTAGCGATAAATCACTTGAAAATGAAGAAGATATCAAAGAACATTTATTAAATACTATACATATAGTATGTCCTATAAAAAAACATAGCATATATCTTTGGAATGTAGGAATCAATGAAGTATTAATAAAAGATAAAATAAAGCAATTGTTCAATCATGTTTACATATGTAGTGATTCTTATTCTAAAAATCCATTTTTTATTAATTATTCATTAGAATCATATGATGATATTCATAATAAAATTATTAATAAAATGTATAAAAATTGATTTATAAAGTATTATAAATGTACTTATATAAAAATATGGATATTACTGAATTAAATAAGATAATAGTGTGTGAATGCAAAAATTATCTATATTTGTTCTTTGAAAAAACAGAATATACGCGAGAAATGTGGTTTAAATATTTAGATTATTTTGGTGTAAATGACAATAATAAACTTTTACCAGTAATTATCCCTGTATTTATCTTAAATTTTATATTAAGTATATTATTAGTATTAATAATCAAACCATTAATTGATAATTCAAATAAAAATAAACAACATTATTATTCTAGAATGTTTTAGCCGGTACTTCCAAAACCTCCATCACCACGTTTTGTCTCATTCAAATCGTCCAAAGCTAATTGAAAATTTGAAAACATTTGTTTTTTAACAATTAGTTGACAACATTTCCACGGTAACTCTAAATTTGGACAATCATTATTAATTTTTCTTAATGCTACTAATAAATTTCCACGATAGCTTTGATCTATAATGCCAACACCATTTGCAAGAATATATCCTGATTTACTAATAGAACTTCTTGGGACAATTTCTACATAATATCCATTTGGGATATTTAACTTAATACCAGTATCATATAAAACTGTATCACTATTTAATACTTTATGTTCTTTTATAATAGTTAAATCATAACCAACATCACTATATGATGCTTTTGTGGGAAAAATTGCATTTTCATTTACCATATATATTTTAATCATTGGTAAATTATCACAATCATTAAAATTGTATAAATTATAATTAATGTAATGATATTTTTTATCATAAACCATCCCAAGAAAATCTAACATATCTGAGTCTTTATATTCGATTGTATATCCAATCGCTTCTTTTAGAATTGTAAAAGGCACTTTGTAAAGTTCAGATAATAATTCATAATTTTTATTATTATATATAGATACTTGCACAGTAGTACCTACAATTTTAGCGAATTGTTCTAAATATGCTTTAATGAATTGGTTTTTTAAATCAAAACTATTAAAACAATTTATAATATTAGATAAATCGATATCAATTAATGATTCCAATTTATCATTATTAATTACTTTTTGTATATCTTCTACTATTTTATTAGAAGATATACAAAGTTCTATATTATTGTATTCACTAATGTATACATCTCCAAGTTGTGAGAGTATATCAATAATCATATCAATATTCTTGAAATAAGGATAATTTATCTTATAATAAGACTCACATTTGTTATAATAATTATATGTTATATACCTGTTATTAGTTTTAATATCAGATGTTTTAAAATTACATTTTAAATATTTACCATCATATTTATCTTTTAAATTAAATAGTATTAAACCAAGAACGTAAGATTTTTCCATTGTATCAATCGTTTCAAAATACTTTACATTAACCATTTTAATAATATTACTGTGAAAAACTTTATATCTTTATTAAATAAATAATGCCTATCAATTATTATAAATATTATACAGTTGATAAAACTGTAAAAATATGTTATAAAGCAATTAAAAATAATATTAAAATAAGAAAATCAGACACAATTATTGAACCGAGTGCTGGAAATGGTGCATTTATTAAATATATCAAAAAACTATCGAACAACTACAAGTTTTATGATATTAAACCTGAGCATAAAGATATAATTAAGCAAAACTTTTTGAAACTTAAAACTAAAAATTACAATTTACATATAATTGGAAATCCACCATTTGGAAATAAATCTTCTACTGCTATAAAATTTATAAAACATGCAGCTAACTTAAATGCTAAAACAATCGCTTTTATATTACCAATTAGTTTTAATAAACCAAGTTTCAAAAAAGCTTTCCCACTTAATTATCATTTAAAATATAGTAAAATTTTACCTACGTATTCATATACAAATCAAAATAAAGTTGTTGACATCAAAACAGTATTTCAAATATGGGAAAAAAGAATTTATAAAAGAAAAAAATATAATAAAACTCAACCGAGTAAATGGTATAAATTTGTCAAGAAGCCAGATTGCAATATAGCAATAAAACGTGTAGGTTTTAGCACAGGAAAAAC